GAACAACATCATGTGGCGCCCGCAGCCGTACATCGCGACGAGCTACAGCGGCACCGACATGACCACGAACTTCGACGACTACACGCAGCTCTCTGTTCCCGCGACGATCGGCTTTCAGCGCTCGGTTCCGTTCGTTCTGACGGCAACTGAACTGCGTGACGCCCTGCAGGAAGGTCGCCTCGGCGATGCTGCCAAGCAGAAGCTGGCGTCGGACATCAACGTGTCCGTGATGACCGTCGCTGCCAACCAGGGTACGCTTTTCGTCAAGCGCTCTGCGGCGGCTGCTGGCTTTGATGACGTCGCACTTTGTGAAGCCATCATGAACGAACGCGGCGTGCAGATGGAGGACCGCTACCTCGCTCTGTCAACTCGCGACTACAACGGCATGGCGTCTAACCTTGCCGTGTCAACACGTTCGTTCGGCAACAGCATTTCAGATGAGGCGCTGCGTGCGGGCTTCGTCGGCCGCGTTGCCAGCTTCGACACCTACAAGTTGGACTACGCCAACCGCAAGACGGCTGCGGCCGGCGGCGGTGGCATCACCATCAGCACGCTCGTTGCGGGCGCGAACTTCTACGTTCCCAAAGCCACATCGGTTGCGTCCACGGGCGAAACCTCGAACGTTGACAACCGCTACCAGACGGTGACCGTCACCTCGACGACCAACGTGGCAGCGGGCGATGCGTTCACGATTGCCAACTGCAACAGCGTCCACCTGATCACCAAGCAGGACACTGGCCAGCCGATGACGTTCCGCGTCATCTCGGTTCCGGCTGGTGGCACGACGCTTGTCATCTCCCCGCCGATCATCTCGGCTCAGGGCGGCTCTGATGCTGAAATCCAGTACCAGAACTGCACGATGACGGCGACGGCATCGAACGCGGCCATCACCTTCCTGAACACGGTGACCAACTTCGTAAACCCGTTCTGGTACAAGGACTCGATCGAGATCCTGCCTGGTCGCTATGCGGTCCCGACCGATGCGGGCGCGGCGGTGATGCGTGCAGCAACTGACCAGGGCATCGAACTGGTCATGCAAAAACAGTACGATATCAATACGATGCGTACCAAGTATCGCCTCGACACGCTCTATGGCGTGGTGAACAAGCAGCCCATGATGACCGGCGTCATCATGTTCAGCCAGACCTAAGCGGAGAAATCGCACAATGAGTAACTTTCTCACCGGCGGCGGCCGTGTCTCCGTCACTCTCACTGCAACGCAGAAGATCGCGGTTGCATCGCAAGGCCTGGTCAACGTTTACCGGACGTCTGGCTTTGTGAACTATCCCGACAACACGACCCTGATCGGCACTGTGATCAACGGTCAGACCGTGTTCGGAACGTTCACCGGCGGCGCTACCATCGTCATCGACGCGGGCGGCGGCCTGTCGGCTCAATACGAGATCGGCACCGATCCGAACGTGAAACAGTGGCGCATGGAGAACGGCGTCCAGCCGACGCCGACTGCCAAGACTGTTGCTGTCACCCTGACAGCGGCGGAACTGTTGACCGGCATCATCACCGGCACGCATACCGCAGGCGCGACGCAGGCTTACACCCTGCCGACCGGCACGCTGATGGATGCTGCAACTTCGTTTGAGACAAACGAGTATTTCGACTGGACGCTGATCAACCTGTCGGCTGCGGCTGCGGATACGATCACGGTCACAGCCGGCGCGGGTCATACCGTTGAAGGCACGATGATCTGCCAGTCGGCGCACTCATCGACCGGCCTTGTCCACGGCAACGGCCTGCGTCTCCGGACGCGCAAGACTGCGGCGAATACGTTCGTGACGTATCGTCTGGCCTAACCCTTGGGGGCGGGTCACAAGCCCGCCCCCATCACTTTGGGAGAGATCAATGCCGCTAAAAAAGGGCTATAGCCAGAAGACGATTTCGAAGAATATTTCCACCGAGATGAAGTCAGGCAAGCCGCAGAAGCAGGCAATTGCTATTGCCCTGAGCGTGGCGAAGAAAGCGAAGCGGAAAGCGAAATGACCGATTTCCCGACCATCGTTTACAGATGCCCTGGCGATCGCCCCGGCCATTCCGGCACGACATACCAGAGCATTGGCGTCACCGATCAAAAGGCCTTCGACAAGGCGCTGGGCGAAGGCTGGTACGCTACGCTGGTTGAGGCGGTTGACGCCTATCTGAAGCCCGCGCCTGAGCGCGTGGCGATTGTTTCCGAGCCCATCGACAACGCCCCGCCGACGCGGGACGAGATGCTGACCAAGGCGGCTGAGATCGGCCTGACGGTTGACAAGCGCTGGTCGGACAAGACCTTGGCCAACAAGATCATTGAAGCGCTTGAAGCGCAGGAAGCCGAGTTGCTGACCGTGCCAGAGGAGCCCCAACCGTGAGCTGGACAAAGCGCGAGCTGGTGCAGAACGCATTCGAGGAAGTGGGGCTCGCGTCCTACGCCTTCGACCTACAGCCGGAGCAATTCCAGGCTGGACTTCGTCGCCTCGACAACATGATGGCGACGTGGAACAGCCGTGGCCTGCGCATCGGCTATCCGCTGACAGACAGCCCGGCGGGGTCGGACCTTGATCAGGACACCAACGTGACGGACGAAGCCATTGAGGCCATTGTCAGCAACCTTGCAGTCCGCCTTGCGCCGATGATGGGCAAGACCGTCTCGCCGGATACGAAGGCAACGGCGCGCTCGTCTTACATGGCGCTTCTCAGCCGCCGATCGACGATCCCGGAAAGGCTGATCGACGTGAACTCAGTCCCGGCTGGTCAGGGTACAAAATACTGGCGTTTCAACGGCGACCCGTTCCTACAGAGGGAGGATCGTGGTTTAACTGTCGGGCCTGACGCTGAGCTGGATCTGGAGAGCTAACACATGACGACGATCAACCAGCTTTCTACATCTGACACGCTGACCGCTGGCGATCTTTTGCCGATCTGGCGGGCCAACAACAGCGACACGCGCAAGACGTCAATTTTCACGCTGACGAGCTACCTGCAAACAAATCTCGCCACGACCCTGTTGATCACGCCCACGGGCGGCACGGCGTCGGCAACGGCGGCTGATCTGTTTGGAGATTTCAACCCGTTGCGCGGATTTGGCGAGATCGTCGGAAACGGCACAACGGCGAACAACACGGCAATTGGGGGGGCTGAGGCAAGCGGAAATCGCATTTTGGTTCCAGAAGGAATTTACAAAACGACGGCGCTTGCAAACGGCGCTGCAATAAGCGGCAAATACGACGGCCCTGGTCAGATCAAGACTAACGACAACAACAGCCGCGCGCCAATCTTCAGGGCCATTACAGCCGCGCCTTCATCGTTCGGCACGCATACAAGCGCCGAGACGGCATTCAACGGCGACCTGTCAAACGTCTATGAGGCGATTGAATATCGCGTTACGGGAGCTGCAACGGCAGGGCAACCGACATCGGGGTATCTGTACCGCCCCGAAATCTCGATGAGCTATAGCTATTTCTACAATACCAGCGGCTACAATCATTCAACTAGCACAAATGATGGCCGCACCGGCATAGTCGCGCAGCGCGCGGCGATTTATCACTCAGGGCAAGGCGATCTTGTCGCTTACAACTTTTCAGCGTTTTGCGACTCTACGCGGTCTGGCTCAACCCACTTTCTGGCCAACCCTGCAATTGTCGGCGTCAACGGTGACATGACTGCCGGCGCGGATGGCATCTACTTCAACCCGTGGGAAACGTACCTGGATGATGCCGGGTATGATGTCGCGGCAGTCGGTGCAGTCTACAACCTTGACCGCAACGACGCGACCGGCGCGAAGTCTGCATTCTGGTCTGGCGTGCGCGTGCAGAGCGTAGGAGCCTCGCGGCCTGATGCGATGTATTCAGGCACTGGCGCGTTTGAGTGTGGGCTCAACCTCACGGGCGTGACGCTCAACACCGACAAGGCCGGCCTCGTCATCAAGGAAAGCGACCGGATTTATCTCGAGGGCACGAACTCCGACCCCAACGGCGGCGACAACGGAATTTCTACGGGCGATACCTGGATTGAGCGCAGCAGCAGCGGGTTCATTCATCTCGTTTACAACAACATCAGCGTCGGTCAGTTCAATGATTTCTGGGCCAACTTCCCGCAGAAGGTGAACACCTCCGACAGCTACGAGGTGGACGCAATAAAGGTTGTCGGCAACCGCGTAACCGGCTGGGGCGCACCGACCGGAACCGCAACACGGACAACTTTCGTAACCTCAACCGTGACGCTGGAACAGCTCGCACAGCGCGTGAAAGCGCTGATTGATGACCTCACGACACATGGCCTGATCGGAAGCTGAACATGACACGCCAAGCACACATGAAGGAAGAAGCGCACACGGATCGCGGCGGCGAGATGTGGCTAACCCTCAAGCCGCTGATGGTTGGCGAGCGTCTGATCCGCACCGCAAACGGCGACGTGTGGAAGCGCCAGGACGAACTGACGAAAACGGACGAGCCAGTGCTTGCGCTTCAATCCGCAGAAATCCCGGCAAAATACGACGACAACAACATGCTGGTTCGCGAGATGATCCCGGCTGTGTTCGTGCCGCGTGCGCGCATGACGGTTGCCTATGTGCGCGACGGCGAGGCGCAGACGGTTCGGCTCCTGCCGAGCCCGACGCTGGAACCAGACGCTGAGCCGCTGACCATCCCCTACGATGAAGCGCTGCTTGCGTGGCGTCATCATCGTTGGCCCGATTGTCGCGTTACGGATCGGGAAGCGGAAGTCAAAGCCCTGTCGGCGCGCATTGCGGCGCTTGAGGAAAAGCCCGTGCTTGAGCTGTCTAACGATCCGCCGCCCGAAGCTCTGAAGGAAGCCTACCCGGACGAGGATCACGCGGCGCTGAAGGCGCGCATTCTTGCCGAGTTCGCAAGCTTGCGGAACATGCTCATTGGGCAAATCCCGATGACGCCCGAACAGCTTAACCGGCTCGTGGCGCTTGAACATCCGAAATACCAAAGCTGGCTCCAAGGGGTAACAAATGGCAATTGATCGGAACTTTGGCCCGGCGTTCGGGTCTGGCGTTGTCGTGGCCAGCGTCACGACGACGTCTGCCAACTCGGCTGTCGGCGTCAACAATCAGAATATCGTGGTAACGAACACAGGCAGCACGAACGCGGTGTTCGTTCGCACTGGCCTGTCCGGCGTGGTGGCGACAACTGCGGATTACATTGTCCAGCCCAATGCGCAGGTGAACATCTCCAAGCCGCTGGATCACACACACGTTGCCTACATCACCGGCACGTCAACGTCCTCGGCTCACATCATCGCGGGCGACGGTTTCTAATTGCAAATCCCGATCCTCTCAGGCGCATTCAGCGACGGCAACGCGGACTTTCGGGTCAGCTATCCGCTGAACATGGTCCCCGTGGTGCAGCAGCAGGGCATCAGCAACGGATACCTTCGGCCGGCAGACGGGATCGTGAGCAACGGCACGGGCCCTGGCTTTGATCGCGGCGGCATTGAGTGGCTGGGGACGCTGTACCGCGTCATGGGAACCAGCCTAGTTTCGATCAGCGAGGCGGGAACGGTCACCACGATCGGCACAATCACCGGCACTGACCGCGCAATCATGGTCTACAGCTTCGATTACCTAGCAATCGCGGCAGACGGTAAGCTTTATCTCTATGACGGGACCACGCTGGCGCAGAACACGGACCCGGATCTGGGGACCGTGGTGGATGTTGTGTGGGTCGACGGGTATTTCATGACGACCGACGGGGAGTTCCTCGTCATCACTGAGCTGAATAACCCGTTTGCGGTCGATCCGCTCAAGTATGGCTCCTCCGAGATCGACCCGGACCCGGTTGTCGGCTTGATCAAGCTGCGGAACGAGATTTACGCGGTCAACCGCCACACGGTCGAGGTGTTTCAAAACGTCGGGACCACCGGGTTCCCGTTTGAGCGCATCGCGGGCGCGCAGATCACGCGGGGGAGTGTCGGCGTTAACGCAAATTGCGCATATCTCGACCAGATTGCGTTTATTGGCGGCGGGATGGGAGAAGGGATTGCGGTCTGGCTGGGCGTGAATGGCAATTCGCAGAAGATCAGCACGCGCGAAATCGATATTGTTTTGTCGGGCTACACCGAGGCGCAGCTTGCGGCATCTTTTATGGAAACCCGCACGGATCGCGACCATCGCCAGCTTCTGATCCACCTGCCAGACAAGTGCCTTGTCTACGACGGGGCCAGCAGCGCGGGGGCGCAACAGCCGGTCTGGTATTGCCTGTCATCCAGTCTCAACGGGACCGGCGCCTACCGTTCCAGCCGTCTTGTCTATGCGTACAACCGCTGGAACACGGGCGACACGCAGTCCGCATCATTCGGCTATCTCGTGGATGACATCTCGACCCATTGGGGCCAGCCGATCGCCTGGAACTTCCAAACGCAGATCGTTTACAATGAAAGCCGCGGCGTGGTGGTTCACGACCTCGAGCTGGTCGCGCTGACGGGGCGCGTCGCACTGGGCGCGGATCCGCAGATATCGACGTCCTACAGCCAGGATGGCGTCACCTACAGCCAGCAGAAATTCATCCGCGCCGGCAAGATCGGCGATCGATCCAAGCGGCTGGTGTGGATGCAGCAGGGCAGCTTTCGCAATTGGCGGCTGCAACGCTTTTCGGGCACGTCTGACGCCTTCCTAAGTTTCGCGCGGTTGGAGGCGCGGCTAGAGCCGCTGGCCTGGTAATGGCAGATCCCAAAGCCCTGACCAGGAACCAGATTGCCGCCTTCGTCGGCAACGATCCGGAAGCCATCCGCGCCATTGAACGGCTGTTTCGGGTCGCGGGCGAGCTGACGCCGGCCGACATTGCAACTTTGAATGAGGCAATTGAGGCCAATACGCTGGCCCTGGGCGTGGCGCAGGGTCAGGCCGAGGTGCTGACGGCGATTGCGGGTGAGCTTGCCCAGCGGGTCATTCAGGCAGACACGGCTACAGCATTGGCGCAAGCGGCGCTGGACCAGCTGGCGCGCATGTCTGATACCGTACAGGGGCTGGCGCTTGCTGCCCCGATCCTGCCGGCGCGGCGCAAGGTTTATGGGACGTTTTACGATACCAACACGCAGACCGCCGCAGCAATTAACACGGCTTACACGGTCAGCCTGTCCAACACCGACCTGAGCTTTGGCGTTTACCTGTCAGGCACGCAGATCACGGTCAGCCAAGCGGGTGTTTACGATTTCCAGCACTCAATTCAAGTTGACAAGACCACGGGCGGCAAGGGGCTGTTTTACCTGTGGTACAGGCTAAACGGGTCAGATGTTGCCGAAAGCGCAACCCGTCTCCGGGTTGAGGGTAACAATTCCGAGCAGGTTGCGGCATGGAATTACGTGTTCAAGCTCAAGGCGGGCGATTACATAGAATACCGATGGGCGGTGAATGATACGGGGGTCGAGATTAAGCGCTTTACCGCTGCGGCGCCGGTTCCTGCCATCCCTAGCGTGATTGTGACTGTAACGGACAATATTGGAGACTGACGCATGGCCGTAACAGCAAGGGTTCTCGTTCCGCCGAAGCAGCTGGAAAACGCCCAGACGGCGCAATATACGGCGACGAACGTGCGCGCCATCATCGACAAGGCGACGGTGACAAACACCAGCGCCAGCAACGTCACGCTGTCGGTTAACCTCGTCACGGTCAGCGGCTCGGCCGGCGCGTCCAACCTGATCATCGACAACCGCACCATCGTTCCGGACGAGACGTATCTATGCCCGGAACTGGTCGGACAGGTTCTTGAGGCGGGCGGGTTCATATCCACTATCGCAGGGGCGGCAACTTCGCTAACCATGCGTGTGAGCGGGCGGGAGATTTCCTGATGTTTGAAGACTTCGCCAAGCGTTTAGGCGAGTTGGGCGGCCTGCCGGAAGTTGAGCTGACCCCGCGCCAGAACAAGCTGAACCGGGAAATGGCCGTGGAAGAGTGGGGATATGGGCCAGAAGCGCCCAGCCTGGCGAAGGGATCGAACAAGCCATTCTATGCCAAAATGGGCAAGGCATGGGGCATCGAGGAAGCCGAGGCCCGCCGCAGGATGTGCGGGAATTGCGAATACTGGAAGGCGTGCGAGGATACGCAGGCCATGCTCGAAGCCATTCCCGTGACGCCATACGACGAAGCGGGCGGGGTTCGGGGCTATTGCGAAGAGCACGAGTTTGCCTGCGCGGCGGCGCGTGTGTGCAAGTCATGGGAAGAGATCGAAATGGAAGGCGGGTATGACTGAGGCCATCTCCGTCATTGAGGACGCGCCGCAGCCAGCGCAACTGGCGCCGCACGAAATCGACCTTGACCAGGTTGAAGCGTTCATGCTGACGCTGCCGCAGGTGGAATGTCCACTCAATCATCACTTTGGGCCAGGGATCTGCATCCGCGAACGCCTGATGCCTTCCGGGTCATTCATCCTTGGCCACAAACACAAATACCCGAACACATGCATGGTGATGCAGGGAGCCTGCGTGGTGTTCGAAGATGGCCGGATGACGGAAATCATCGCGCCCTTCATTTTCGTTGGCCAGCCGACGCGCAAGGTTATTTACGCGCTGACGGATACGATATGGCTCAACGTTTTCCAGACTGACTTGACAGACATTGACGAGATCGAGGCGCACTTTATCGAGAAGTCGCCGGCATTCATGGGGCTTTCCTGATGGCATGGATAGCAACCGCAATCATCGGAAGCGCCGTTGTCGGCGGCGTGCTTTCCTCGAATGCACAGAAGTCCGCTGCCAAACAGGCTGGCGCCGCGCAAACGCAAGCGACAGACCAAAGCATGGCAGAGCAGCGCCGTCAGTTTGACGCCATCCAAGCCATGTTCCGGCCCTACGTCGAAGCAGGTGGCGGGGCTCTGGCACGTCAGCTTGACCTTACCGGCGTCAGCGGTCCCGAAGCGCAGCAGCGCGCCATCCAGGCTATCGAGATGGGGCCAGAGTTCGCAGCCATGACCCGGCAAGGCGAGGAAGCGATACTCCAGAACGCGGCGGCCACGGGCGGGCTTCGCGGTGGCAACGTGCAAGCCTCCCTCGCCAAGTTCCGCCCAGAAGTCCTGTCCAGCCTGATCAACCAGCAATACCAGCGCCTCGGCGGCCTGACGCAGCTGGGGCAGGCATCGGCGGGGATGCAAGCCCAAAGCGGGCAGGCGTTCGCCAACAACGCAACGCTGCTGTTCGGACAGCGCGGCGAGGCACTGGCAGGCAGCGCACTCGCGCGAGGTCAGGCTAACGCGAACATGTTCGGCAACATCGCCGGGTCTGTTGGCTTCGCTGCGGGGCGGGGGTTGTTTGGGCAGGGCATGTCCAACCCGGTTCCCGACGTGGCAAGGGGAGCTTATCCGGGCCAGTTCACCGATCCGTATATGACTAATCCCGGAGGGTCGTTCTGATGGCCGTGAACTATCAGATGGACGTGATCAATCCGTTCCAGGCCGCGCTGCAAGGCTATGGCGCCGGGGCGCAGATGCTGCAGCAGGAGCGCACCGCAGAGCGTCAGGTTCAACAGGATGCGCAACAAAGCCAATTGTTTCAGGCGCAGATGCAAGAGGCGCAACTCAGGGCGCAGCAGGCGCAGCGGGAAATGGCCGACGCGGACGCGATGAAGGGCGTCTATGCCAAGTTTAACGACATTGCGAGACAGGCGCGCGAAAGCAATGACCCTAGCCTGCTGGTGAATAGCGGCATCATCGATGAGCTGGCCCCGATCAATGCGCAGATGGCTGAGTATGGGCAAGGCTTGTTCACGCAGATGGACGATGCAAAGAAAGCAGCCGCTCACAAGAACGTCATGGGGCCAGCCGTCGCAGGCATCATGCGCAACTGGGACGTGATGACGGCACAGCTTGAAACGCAGGCCGCCGCGCTGGAACAAAGCGGCATGACAGAAGAAGCAAAACTTGCGCGCGGTTTGGCAGAGCAAAGCAAAGATCCAAAAACGCGCGAAGTCGTCGCTGACACGCTCCTCGCAAGCGCTATTGCCCTGGATACCAAAGCCACAAGCGAGCAACTTACCACACTGGGTAAGGGCATCCAGCTCCCGCTTGATGAGCAATTGACCCGCGCGCAGATTGCGGCCGCAAAGGCGGAGGAAACACGCGCTCGCGATCAGGCCAAAGCGGAAGCGATGATGGGGAGCCCGGTGCAGAGCGCCGTGCCTTATGGCAACGGAACTGTTCTCTTCACTCACAAGGACGGGACCACGACTGTCCGCGATCCTACCGGCAAGCTTCTTTCTGGCGAAGCGGCGGCGCAGGCCATTGCCGAGGGCAATCAATTCCAGGTTGACTACGCAGGCCAGCTTACCGGAACGAGAGCGGCTGCAAGCCTTGCTCAGAAACAGGTTGGCGAAGCCTTTTCTTCAATCGGGAAAATTCACACCAACATGGGCAACCTCGATCAGGTGGTGTCTGCCATCGATAGGGGCGCTGCAACAGGTCTTATCGAGAGCATGGTTCCGGCATGGAACGCTGCAACGCTCGAAATCCGCAACCTGCAAGGAAGGCTTGGACTTGACGTAATCAATTCGGCCACGTTCGGCGCATTGAGCGAAAAAGAACTTGGCCTTGCCCTGAGCATCGGCCTGCCGACAGACATGCAGCCGGCCGATCTGCGCAAGTGGGCGCTAGAAAAGAAAGAGGCGCAGAGAAAGCTTGCCGGCTATCTGGAAGAGCAGGCGAACTACCTGTCTATCCCCGGAACGACCGTAAACGACTGGCTTAACAAGCTCAGGGCAGAAGGTCGCGGGACAAGTCAGGGCGGCGGCGCAGCGGTGCCTGACGGCGCGGTGATCGAGCGGGATGCAAATGGCAGGCTGGTTCTCAGAAAATGAGCAAGACAGTCATCATCGACGGCAAACGCTACACTGTACCAGACGACGCAACGCTTGAGGAAATCGAGGCCTTGCTTGCTTCGTCAGCCGTCAAGCCCATGACCGAAGCCGAGACGGTGCAGGACATCGCGGCGGGGGCAAGCCGTGGCATGGCGCCTTATGCTGCCGGGGCTGCGCTCGGCGCAGGCGCGGGCGCGTTGTTCGGCGGCGTTGGTGCAGCTCCTGGCGCAGCGGCTGGCGTTGCCGCAGTCGGGGCGGCGCAATTCATTGGAGATCCGCTTGTCGATAGCGTGAACTCGCTTTTCGGGACCAGGTTCACCAAGCCGACCGAGGCGTTGAACCAGCTTATGGACATGGCCGGATTGGCCAAGCCTGAAAGCCAGGCGGGGCAGATGGCGGAGAAGGTTGCCGCTGGCGTGTCTGGCGGTATCGCTGGCGTCGGTGCGGCGCGTAGCGTTGCGGCTGGTGCGGCTCCCGGAACGCTCACACAGGGCGTTGCGCAGACGATGGCGGCAGCGCCCGTGTCGCAGATCGTGGCCGGCGGCACCGGAGCAGGCGCAGCAGAGCTGGCAAGGCAAAGCGGCGCGGGGCCGATCCCGCAGACCCTTGCGGGTCTGGCAGGCGGTCTGGGCGGCGGTCTTGCCACC